GGCAATGTCGGGGGATCTTCCGGTCTTGACCTTGCATTCTGACTTCGTCTCCACTTCAATCCGGTTGCCCGCAACCATCTTCCATTCCCGCTGTGAAAACTCGGTGCAGGATTCTTCTGTCATGCCCCTGAACTGGCGTGACTCCACGACCAGCCGTACGGAAAACCAGAGCTCGGTGATGAATTTGGAGTAGTACTCATCGCAGCTCTTCTGGATCTCCATGGAAACAATCTCCTTGGAGGGCCTGCCACCACAGTCAATCGAGTTGACCTGCGGGCTCCAGAGCCTGGAAAAGCTGGTGACCAGCGACGTCCGCATTCCAGCATCGAAAAAGAAATTCTCAGGAGAAATGCCGCGATTCGCGCACTGGTCCATGACAAACCGGACAATCTGATCCTCGGGAGGATCGGACGTGGTTTCGGAGGCAATCGGAACGATGATGTGATCGACCAGGTGCAGGATGTTTCGTCCTGCCGGAAGCGTTGTGCTCTGCACGATAATGGCTGACGGAGGAAGCTGCTCTCCCGGCCCTTCTGATTCGGGGCCAAACTGGATTTCTCCAAACACGCACCGGTCGCCGCCAACTCCACGATAGGCAGCGTCAAGGAAGGCAATCCGGACCCTCCTGGAATCCCGCCAGAGAGGATCGGTGAAGGCTCCAAACTTTTCGCACATCTGCCGGGTCAGGACTCTTCGGCTGCCCTGGCCCCGAGGCATCATCGCTTCGTCCATCATCTTGTAATGCCAGTCATCCACGCCCCAGATGCTGGCATCATCATTCAGCTGCTTCCGGGTCATCAGGAATGGAAACGGCACTTCTTCCTCGGGCGCCTTGAGATTGGGCGAATCGCTTCCGGGAAGCTGCAGGCATATTCCATTGGGAAATCTGGTTTCCCAGGTCTTGGTGCCCGGCTTCTGATCGATGCAGCTTTCCCAGCCTCCAAGCTTGACCGATGGCTCGCACATGATGCCATGGGCGTTGGTGGTTTCATTGGGATTCCCCAGGGCGACCAGCTTGAAATCCTGGCATTTGGACAGATTCGAAGCGGAGTCCAGAAAGGCCCTCGGCATCAGATTGGATTCATCCGCAATGAGGCGGACACGCTTGTTGTGAATGCCGATGTAGGATCCCAGCCCTACAAACTGCGATCCCCGCTTGCAGGGGACGGCAATGATGCCATTCTTGAAGTCCCGGCCCTCCTTGAATTGACCCTGTTCATCCTGGATGATGAGCCGCTTGCCCTCGATGAGATGGCCCGGGATCCAGTCGTATTTTGCCCGGGCAAGCTTGTGGTATTTCTTGACCATGCCCCAGATGCGCAGCTCCAGGCTGGGAAGGTCTGTGGATGACACCAGGACCGTGGTGCAGTCAGGGTGGGCATACCAATCGGTCAGACCGTTGCAGCCGAAGCTGTCCGACTTGCCAGAGGCCGCACAGCCCATGGCGCCAATGTAGGTGTGCTCCAGCCACGCACGCAGGCATTGCTCCGCCCAGTAGTTCTTGAAGGGGCCGCACTCCCAGATGCGGTCAGGCCAGGTGATTTCCTGGAATTTCCGATAGTGAAAGTAGATTCCGTTCCCAACGACAGACCCCGACGATCCGATCCAAGTCCCTCCCTTTTTGATCATGTCCAGCTCGATTCCAGCCGGTGTGGCGAACCGGCTCCACCAGGCTCCGTACTTTAGAAACCGACCAGACGACTTGATTACCGTGGATTTAATCAGCATGTTCTTGCTTGCAAGGAATATCTGCCGGAGTGAGAGTGATGGCAACGACGAATGCAATTCGGCACCTACTACATCGACGGTTTATGGAGGCAGGCCAGCGCCAAGTATGCCCGTGACTATCTTGGGTTGAACAACGGGGTGTTCATTCAGGATGGGCCCAATCTGGACGCCTTCAGCCGCCTTCGCGTAAGCAATGCTGAATCCCTGTTCAGCTCCCTGTTTACATACGACATCGATCCAATCCAATGGGAAGCTGGCGCCACCGGTGCCGGGGTGGCTCCCTTCCATGTGGCCACCAATCGAATGGGAGCGGTGTCCTGCGCAGCCGGGACGGGAACCTCCTATCTCCAGACCTACGAATATCATCCTTATCAACCCGGAAAATCTCAGATGATACTGGTCACCGGTCTGATCGGAGATGGGGTTGCCAATGTGCGCAAGGAGGTTGGATATTTTTCATTAACCAATGGAATCATCTATCGTCAGGATGGAACAAACGGACTCTACTTTGTCCGGCGCACGTCCACCAGCGGGGTGACAGTGGATAACCCGGTCGCTCAGGCGGATTGGAATCTTGACCGACTGGATGGCGCAGGACCGAGTGGGCTCACGCTCGATCCTTCCAAGGTTTACATCCTGGTCATTGACCTGCAGTACCTGGGAATGGGAAGGGTTCGCTGCGGATTCGATATTGACGGCCAGGTGATTTATGCCCACGCATTCCACAATGCCAATGTGCTGACCACGCCCTACATGCAGTTCGCATCACTGCCGATTCAGTGCCTGATGACGTCAACTGCAGCCGCAGCCGGGGCCACCATGTATCTCAAGTGTGCAGCGGTGGTTTCGGAGGGAGGATTCAACGAGAGTCAGGCAAGAACATTCAGCACTCCTGAAGGAACTGCAACAGCAGCAAGCGGGGCCAGAACGCACATCCTTTCACTTAGACCGCAGACGACCTATAAAACATTCAACAATCGAACGACGATGATCCTGGACCACCTTAACATTCTGGTGACTGGAAACAATCCGGTATATTGGGAGCTGGTGATTGGAGCTGCGTTCACCGTGGCGCCAACCTGGGCGGCTGTAAATACAAACTACTGCTCTGAGGAGTATGGAATAAATGGCACTTTTGCCAATCTGACGAATGGGCTTGTGATCGAATCCGGATATATTGCCTCAACGGCATCTTCAAAAGAATCGATTTCATCCATTGTCTCGACGCGCAGGCCGATTACCCTGGATCGGGCAGGCGCCAATCGGAATCTGGGAACACTGTCGCTACTGGTTCAGGGCATTGGTGGAAATTCCGCCACGAGAGCCAGCATGTGTTTTGAGGAGATTCGCTAATGCCAAACCCAGCTTCCCCAATCAAGGTGGATGGTTCGATGGATTTCAGCGGTGGAGTCAACAGCCTGAAGGTTACCACGCTGGCCAGCCAGGATGTTCCGAACGGACTTCAGCGCAACGAGCTGGCCTGGCTTGACAATGGCACCGTTCGAGATGGTGGAATCAGTCCGCGATGGGGCTGGCAGCCGATAGGGACCATGCACAATGGCTCGGCGATCTATCAGGGCGGATTCATGTACGAGCCCTTGAATGACTTCCCCTATTTGATACACGCAATCGGCGGGGTCATCTACCGGCAGAACATGACTACCGGGGTGCTTACTCCGCTTTCAAGCGATCCCGCCCTGACCATGCCCGCCACGCTCGAGTATTTCTACTTCGTGCAGGGCGACCAGTTTCTGGTGATTCAATGCAACGACGGTGTCACGCTTCCGCTGTTCTGGGATGGCACCACCCTGGTCAGGTCGCGCGGCATCACCGGGATTGCCGTCCCCGGAGATCCCAACTCCAATCAGATTCCTGCCGCTGGACCCATGGACTATTACATGGGGAGAATCTGGTATGCCCAGGGAAGGGTGGTTTCCGCAGCGGACATATTTCAGGGAGCGTCTGGAACCCTGGCCTATAACTTTCGGGATTCCATTCTCTATGTCACCGAGAACCCTCTTGCCATTGGTGGAGATGGATTTCCGGTGGCGGCGAGTGATGGAAACATCCGTGGAATCAAACACAGCGGCAACATCGATGCGGCACTGGGTCAGGGGAGGCTGTTCATATTCACCCGCAAGACGGTCTATTCCTTGAATGTGCCGGTAACGCGCACCGACTGGATCAACGCCGACAACGACAACCAGCCACTGATGACGGTGGTGCAACTGGTGAACGGCTCGGTAAATGACCGCTCCATCGTCCCGGTAAATGGCGACCTGTTCTATCAGTCCCTTGAGCCGGGAATCCGGTCCCTGCTGCAAGCCATTCGCTATTTCACACAATGGGGAAACATTCAAATCAGTTCAAACGAGCAAAGAATTCTCCAGTTCAACGACCGCTCGCTCCTTTTCGCCGCCAGCGGAATTTACTTCGACAACCGGCTGCTGCAAACCGCCCTGCCCCAAAGGACTCCCGTTGGCGTGGCGCACGACGCGCTCATCCCGATGGACTTCGTCCCGATCAACAGCTTCAACAAACAGAAGGAGCCAAACTGGGAGGGGATGTACGAGGGCTTGTCCTTCCTGCAACTGTTCACTGGAGATTTCGGCGGTCGGGAGCGTGCGTTCGCATCCGTTGTTTCCCGTGTTGATGGCAGCATCCAGCTCTGGGAGCTGACCATTGGCGACGAGCGTGAGAACGGTGATGGGCGCGTCACCATGATTATTGAAACTCCGGCCTGGACCTGGGGCCGAGAGCTGGATCTGAAGAAGATGGTTGCGGCAGAGTTTGGCGTGGATCGACTGCGGGGAACGGTTAACTTTCTGCTCGAGTATCGTCCCGACAGCCAGACCGACTGGTTGTATTGGCATCAGTGGGAGGTCTGCTCGGCGCGCAACAGCTGTGAGAATGCGATCAATCCGATCTGCTATCCCCTGGTTGAGTATGGACCTTGCTACAAATCCACCATGGTCATGCCCCACCCTCCCATCGAATGTGCGAACTGCAATACCGGGCGACCGGCCTACATCGGATACCAGCATCAGGCCAGGCTGACGATCAAGGGATTCTGCCGGGTTCGCACCATGGTATTTCATGCTGAGTTTGTTGACCGGCAGCTCTACCTGGGCATACAGTGCTGATGTTATGGCATACTTTCCATGCCCAACCAGGGGGTCCAGCGTAGCCGATCCATCCAATCCGGTTGCCAATATCTCGTCTGAAGCTCCAGATTTCGACATCTATACCGGAATCTTCTACGGGGATCCCACCCCGCCAAGGCTGGGACCGTGGAAGGCAAACTGGTGTCTTGGAGTTGCTGAGTCGATAGTGTCCCAGGAGGATGCCGACTTGAAAGCCGCACAGCTGTCAGCGCTTTGCACCTGGGACAATGACAATCCCGTGCAGCCAAGATGGGTGCCCAATCCGAATCCGAATCCCAACCCGGGCGATCCACCGTTCATTCCCGGCCCCTGGCAGATGTATGAGAATGATGAGCAGTCCTGCGACTACACCTGCATTGACGGTTCGGTGTTCACTTATACGGTCCCGGCTGGAACCTTTACCGCCCTCAGCAAGGCGGCGGCGAATTCCAGCGCTCACAGCCTGGCCTGCAACAAGGCAATCGATTACCGGATCTGCATTGATGATTTGAGCCTGAGCTCGCTGTGCCTTGGTGACGATGTCGAGATAACGCTGGGATTCACCATGTTCAATCCTCCGGCAACGGTGACGCTGTCAGATGGTGAGCTTCCAGTTGGGATGACTTACGAGTATAACAACTTCGGAGTCATCACTATTTCCGGGGTGCCTGCCGCTGTGGGAGCATCCGTGTTTACCTTCAGGGTTGAGGATTCCTTTGGAAACTTCAACCAGAAGGAATTCACAATCAATGTCGGCACCATCGCCAATTCCACGCTGCCAGATGCCAAATATGGATCTCCTTATTCCGAGACTCTGGCTTCGACCGGGGCCACCGTTGGCGCAAAGACGTGGACTGTGATTGGGGGAGCACTGCCAGCCGGGCTGACGCTGGACTCGGCAACTGGTGAAATATCCGGCACCCCTTCCGAGGATGGAGTTTACTCCTTTACGGTGCGAATGGAGGATGAAGGCTGATGCAGTGTACCAAGGAATTTGAATTGACGGTTCAGGGTTCGTGCAGCGGGCTGGCCCTGGATGCTCCCTGGATCTTCATACCCGGAGCCACGCAACCCGCCGTCTATACCTATACCTTTGAAGGCTATCACGGCACCTACAACGGACAGGTGCCAGCTCCAGCTGGAGGAGCTGTCATTGACAACACGCATCGGCTGGAATATACCCGTCTCGTAGCGGGCGGAAGTGTTCGTATCACCCACCGGGTCGTTGGAACGATTGACATGACGGGCGCCGCGCTTCCATGCAACTTTCAGATTCGCGCCTATTCCAACGGCACCTTTCAGGACGTGAACCAGTTATTTCTGGTTGGAAGTGGAGTCACAAACTTCGACCTTACAGCTCAGGCAACATCTGCGGTGGTTCTGAACAACGTGCTCTACATTTTCTGGATCAACAACAACAGGGCTGTGCAGGCATTTGTGGGGACTGTGACAGTGGAATGTTTGCCTTGAAAAACAGCACCAAAGGAAGTATCGGGTGAGGTATGGCGCAAAGGCTCAGATTTCAGGATTGCCGGGCAAGCCGACTCCCAAGGGTTGTGGGGCTCTGCCAGGATGACAAGCCTCGACTGGCCCAGTACGTCAATACTGCCCAGCAGCGACTGCTTTACTGCAAGGAGGCCGGGACCGATGGCTGGTGGGGGACGTTTGCTGAAATTGCCTTTCGGGTCAGCCAGTCCGCTCCTTACATCACGGCTCCGAGAACCGTGGCTCGCGTGATGTATTCAAACTGGTGCGATCATGATGTTGCCGTCCAGAACCAGTTCTATGAGTATCTCACCTTCGGCAATGGCCGGATGCCCAAGCGCTACGTTCAGGAATGCAAGGGCATCGAGCAGATGTATTCCCGCAACATGGCGGTGACATTCACCGATCTTTCCAGCCCTCCGCAACTCATCCGAATCCGAATCACAGAAGCGAGCGATGTGGGAAAGCGAGCCGTCATCAGCGGAACTGATAACAATGACTCGGTCATCTACTCCCAGGATGGACTGGACCGGATCAATGGTGTGTTCATCGCATTTGACCAGCCCTATTCCACGACCGCATACCAGTTCAACACCATCACCGGAATCCAAAAGGATGTTACGGATGGTGATGTTCAGTTTTATCAGGTGGACCCGGTCACCGGAGACGAGATCCTGCTGCTGACCATGGAGCCCAGTGAGACGACGGCTTCCTACCGGCGTTACTACCTGGATAACCTTCCCATGAACTGCTGCCCGGCTGGCACCACAGGAACCCAGTATGTGAATGTGACCGCCCTCTGCAAACTGGAGCTGCTTCCGGTGTACTACGACACCGATTACTGCCTGATCCAGAATCTCGAAGCGCTGATCCAGGAATGCCAGTCAGTTCGCTACTCGGAGATGGATACCGCTGGCTCCAAGCAGATGGCCCAGGAGGCGCACATGCAGGCGGTTCGCTACATGAATGGAGAGATCAATCACTACCTTGGCGCTGAGCAGCCAGCCATAGGATTCCGACCCTTTGGATCTGCCCGACTGCAACGACAACGTATTGGAACCCTCATTTGATATGGCATACACAGTACCAGACTTCTTGCAGCCAGGAGTGACCGCCCCGGTTGGGAGCGACCTTTACAACCAGCGCGTAGCCTACAACAAATCCAGGGGAGTTCCCGGTGGCGGAGTGGGTGGGGCTGGAATACCGGGGTTGGAAACCGGAATCGCATCAAGCGTGAACACGTTCATGCAGGGGCAGGCTGCGCTTCCTTACCTGATGAACCTGCCCTACTTTCAGGATATGCGATCTGCCGAGAGCAAGGGCATCCTGGACCAGTTGCAGGGCAATCTGCCGGAGGACGTTCTCAACCAGGTCATCACCCGGGCGGCGGAGCGCGGAATTCGCACTGGGACTCCTGGCGGCATCAACTCGGCACTACTGAACCAGATTGCCGGAGGATCGTTGGCGATGGTGGAGAGCGGAAGAAAGGCTCTTGGCGCTGCGATTGAAGAGACTCCGAGAGCTGAGATCTGGAATCCCATCTCTCTCTATGTTCCAGAGAGGACCGCATCGAGAGAACTGGCCACCGTGAAGGCGAGCGATCCCAACGCTGGAAAGACCTTCATCCCGTTCACTGGAACCCAGAGCAGCAGCCCCTGGGGTGGATTCAGTGAGGTTGATCGTAAAATTGCAGCAGGAAAGTGGTGGGGATAATTTATGCCTCTCA